GGGGCTGGGTATGAAACTGGTCGTCGGCGTGAACGAGAAAAACCGCAGGGTCGGCGAATCGCATCCGCAGGCCAAGCTGACCGACGCCGACGTGGACCGCATGCTGGCGATGCGCGAGACGGGCCTGGGCTGGGGGGCGCTGGCCAAGATGTTCGACGTGTCGAAGTCGCAAGCCCGGCGGATCTGCCTGGGCCACAAGCGGCAGCTGGCGACCGAGTGGCGGGAGGTTCCCCTGACTCGGTGACCTGCTCGCACAGTGCGGGGCATGCAAGGTTTTGCAAGTGCACTGCCCCCTCGTCGTCAGCGCTTCGTGTTTGAGTACCTCAAGGACTTGAACGGGACGCAGGCCGCCATCCGCGCGGGCTACGCTCGATCGCAGGCGGATGTCGAGGCGTGGCGCCTGCTTCAAGACCCTGACGTGCAGGCTGCGGTCAAGGCCTTGCAGGACGAGCGGGCCCGCGAGCTCAAGCTCGAAGCCAACGAGGTGCTGCGCCACCTGGTCGAGCTGGCGATCGCCGACCCCAACGAGCTCATCCAGCACCGCCGCGGGTGCTGCCGACACTGCCACGGCAACCTGTTCGGCTACCAGCGGACCCCGGCCGAAATGGAGCGCGATCGGGCGGCCCACGAGGTTGCCGAATTGGAGCGCCAGCGCAAAGACCCAGAACGCCACCAGCCGCGCGTTTTCGACGAGGCTGGGGGTGTGGGCTACGACCCGCGCCGCGAGCCTCATGAGGACTGCCCTGAGTGCTTTGGCGAGGGTGTCGAACGCATCCACCTGGCCGACACGCGCCACCTGTCCGGCCCCGCCCGGCGCCTTTACGCCGGCGTGAAGCAGACCAAGGACGGCGTGCAGGTGCTCATGCGCGACCAGGACAAGGCCATCGAGCTCATCGGGCGACATCTGGCCATGTTCAAGGACAAGGTCGAGCACGACGTCACCGAGAACGTGGCCGCCATGATCGCGGCCGCACGGAAGCGTGCCGGTGGCTGACACGCTCGATAAGCAGCTGGCCGAGGACATGGCCGCCTTCTACGACGATCCGTTGTCGTTCGTAATGTTCGCCTTCCCCTGGGACACCGATCCGGCGCTGCAGGTGGTTCGCCTGCCCGCCGAGTACCGGATGCAGTACGGCTGCGACTTTGGCCCCGACCTTTGGGCCTGTCAGATGCTTGAGGACATTGGCCGCCAGGTCCGCGAGCGCGGGTTTGATGGGGTCAACGCAGTCGCGCCCATCCAGTACGCGGTCAGCTCGGGCCACGGGATCGGCAAGTCGGCCATGTCCGCATGGCTGACCTGGTGGATCGTGAGCACCCGCCCCCACTCCAAGGGCGTGGTGACCGCCAACACGGCGCCTCAGCTGGAATCCAAGACCTGGGCCGGCGTGGCGTCGTGGGGCGCCAAGTGCATCACCCGGCACTGGTTCAACGTCAACACCGGCAAGGGCGCCATGCGCCTGACGCACAAGCAATTTCCGGACAGCTGGCGCGTGGACGCGCAGACCTGCCGCGAGGAGAACAGCGAGTCGTTTGCGGGCCTGCACGCGGCCAGCAGCACACCGTGGTACTTGTTCGACGAAGCCTCGGCCATCCCCGACAAGATCTGGGAGGTGGCCGAGGGCGGCAAGACCGACGGCGAGCCCATGCACTTCGTGTTTGGCAACCCGACGCGCAACACCGGCGCCTTCGCCGAGTGCTTCGGCAAGCAGCGCCACCGCTGGATCAATCGTCAGATCGACAGCCGCGAGGTGGCGATCACCAACAAAAAGCTGCTGCAGGAGTGGGTCGACGATTACGGTGAGGATTCCGACTTCGTCAAGGTGCGCGTGCGCGGCGTGTTCCCCAACGCCAGCAGCACGCAGTTCATTGCCCGCAGCCTGGTCGACGAGGCCATGCGCCGCGACGCCGAGGCCGCCAACACGTCGGGCCGCACGGCATGCGTTGGCGTCGACGTGGCGCGCTTTGGCGACGACGCCAGCGTGATCCGCACCCGCCTGGGCCGGGACGCCCGCAGCATCGCCCCCAAGCGCTTCCAGGGCCTTGACACCATGCAGCTGGCGGCCCGGGTGTCTGAGCATGTCACCTACCTCACCGGCCTGGGCCTGCGTGTCGTGGTGTTCGTCGACGGCGGCGGCGTGGGCGGCGGCGTGGTCGACCGGCTGCGGCAGATAGGCGTCGACGTGATCGAAGTGCAGTTCGGTGCTGCAGCTCGCGACCCGCGCAAGTACCTCAACCGCCGGGCCGAGATTTGGGGCGCGATGCGCGACTGGCTGGCAGTGGGCTGCATCGACAAGGACGAGACCCTGGCCACCGACCTCACCAGCGTCGAGTACCAGTTCACGCTCAAGGACCAGATCCAGCTCGAACGCAAAGAGGACATGAAGAAGCGCGGCCTGGCCAGCCCGGACGATGCTGACGCCCTGGCCCTCACGTTCGCCGAACCGGTGCCTGAGTTCCATCAGGCCGCAGGCGACGCGGTCAGCCAGATCGCCCAAGCCCGGCGGCGCTTCGACCCCTACGCCCGTTGACGGGGTGCCCCTGACTCACGCCCCCGGCCCGACATTGCGGTCCATGCAAGACATCGCAATGTCGGAGGCCTGACCATGTTCGGCGGACTTTTCAAGGGCAAGGGTTTGCTTGGCGGCCTTGTTGGCGGACTGCTCGGCGGACTGCTGGGCAACCAGGCGGAAGAAAGCCGCCAAGCGCTTGAGCTGCAGGAGCGCACGCAGGCGCAAGCCCGCGAAGACGCACGCAAGGCGGCAGACCTGGCCGACCAGGCTACCAATCGCGCAAACCGCCGAGCCCCTGACTTGGCCGCCTTGCTGGCCGGCAACGCCATGACCAAGGGCGTGGGCAGCACGATGCTGACCGGGCCGGGCGGCGTGGCCACCAACAACCTCACGCTGGGCCGCAACCAGCTGCTGGGGGGTTGATGCGCCACCACGAGCACATGCAGGTCTGGGAAGCGCTCAAGACCGAGCGCGCCAGCTGGGTCTCGCACTGGCGGGACATCAGCGACCACCTGCTGCCCCGCTCGGGGCGCTTCTTCGCGCAGGACCGCAACCGGGGCGAGAAGCGGCACAACAACATCCTGGACGAGACCGGCACGCAGGCCCTTGAAACCCTGGCCGCGGGCATGCAGGCCGGCATGAACAGCCCGGCGCGCCCGTGGTTCAAACTGACCACGGCCGACCCCGACCTGGCCAAGCAGCACGACGCCAAGGTGTGGCTGGATCAGGTCACCAAGATCATGCTGCGGGTCTTCCACAAGTCCAACTTCTACCGGGCCATGCACATGGGCTATGAGGAGCTGGGCGGGTTTGGTTCGTGGTCGTGTCTGCAGGTTCCCGACTTCCAGACCGTCACGCACTTCCAATCGCTGACCGTGGGCGAGTACGCCATGGCCACCAACTGGAAGGGCGAGGTGGACACCCTGTTTCGCCACTTCGAGGCCACGGTCAACCAGCTGGTGCGCGAGTTCGGGCTGGAAAACTGCAGCCCCTCGGTGCAACAGTCCTACCGCAACAACCACGGCCAGCGCTGGGTTGAGGTGGTGCACGCCATTCGGCCCCGTGAGGACCGCGACCGCACCAAGCTCGACGGCAAGAACATGCCTTTCGAGTCGATCTACTTCGAGCTCGGGGGCAACCAGGACAAGTACCTGCGCGTCTCGGGCTTCAAGTCTTTCCCCGGCTGGGACGCACGCTGGCACACCCGTGGCGGCGACGTCTACGGCTACGGGCCGGGCATGCTGGCCCTGGGCTCGATCCGCCAGCTGCAGCATGAGCAGATGATGAAGGGCAAGGCGATCAGCTTCCAGGCTGACCCGCCCGTGCAGGTTCCGGTGTCGCTGCGCGCCGGTGGTGCCGACTTGCTGCCCGGCGGCGTGTCTTTCGTCGACAGCCCGCAGAACGCGATCCGCACCGCTTTCGAGGTGCCGCTGCGGCTGGACTTCCTGCTGGGCGACCTGCAGGACGTGCGCCAGCGCATCCGCGAGTCCTTCCACACCAACCTGTTCCTGATGCTGGCGTCGAGCGATCGCACGCAGATGACCGCCACCGAGGTGGCCGAGCGGTACGAAGAAAAGATGCTCATGCTGGGCCCGGTGCTGGAGCGTGTGACGCACGAGACCCACGTGCCTGCGGTCAACAACACTTTCGACGAGCTGCTGCGCGCCGGCGTGCTGCCTCCCCCGCCTGACAGCCTGGCCGACCAAGACCTGAACGTCGAATTCGTCAGCATGTTGGCGCAGGCCCAGCGCGCGGTGTCCACCAACGCGGTGGACCGCTTCGTCGCCAACCTCGGCGTGGTGGCCCAGCTCAAGCCCGACGTGCTCGACAAGTTCGACGCGGACACGTGGGCCGACGAATACGCCGACATGACGGGCGTGTCGCCCGAGTTCATCGTGGCCGGCGACAAGGTGGCCCTG